AAAGTTATTAGGTATTAGAGAATGCCCATTTGATTCAATTGATGAATTAATTTATCTCTATGCCAATGATTTTCATGGCATATCATATACTACGACTCAGGTAGAGAATTTCAGACCTTTTATTGAAAATATTCAAAAGAAATATCTTTCTGTAAAAGGTACAGACTCATCCTATGAATATTTTATCAAAGAAATTTACGGATTCACTGCTGGAGTTACGGCCAATTATTCTAATACTACTTTTGTACTAAATTCTACTAATATTGGACCGACTAATAAAATTCAAGACAAGACTTCTGAAAATACATATACTGTCAAAATAGATGTCAGCTCGACAGCTGCCACTGCTGCTGACAAGAAGACAATAGAAGAATCATTCAATATTTTAGGATATAAGACATTGGTAATCTAACATGGCAAACACCCCATTCAATTCAAATGACTTTCCGTTAAAGCAATCGCCTTACTATAGCAGAACATATGATTCTGATGTCGGTACTACTTTCGGATTTTCAAACCATCAAATGGTAGCTTTCCAACCCGGAAATCCGCTACAAGCTTCTGAATTGAATGAATTGCAGGAAAAGCGTCTTCTAGACAACACTCTAAATTTTGAAATGCTGGGAGCATGGGCGAAGGAATGCTTTAGCAACAATTTAGATTTCCCTAAGTGGGATGGGGCGATTCCTCTATATCCAAAGACAGACACTATTGGATCCGATACTAAGCTAATTGGCATCACACAAGTTGGAACAAATACTTTACAAGTCCAGTTTAGAACTGGTTGGTATCTAGTTAAAACTGATGCTGGCTTGAGAACTTGGGTCCATTACGACAATTCTCCAGCCACCGTAACGTCATTTGTCATGGCCCCAGCTACAAATTATTACGTTGGATTTTCAAAGACAGAAGGATATAGCGGGGCTACGGCCAGCAATGACTTGGGAGATAATTCAGACGGGACTTCAGATCCTAGTATACCCGGAGCAGATCGTTATATTGTTGGTCTTGGTTCTGTAATGTACAGCACCGTATCTGGGTTTACTGGAAACTTTGAACCAGTGTTTAGTTATTATAATAGTGGTTTAACAGGTGTTACTAACAGTGCTACATATCTTAACGGGTTGACATTCCACCCGTAATGGAGGTGAATTATGAGTTGTGGTTGTAATAAAGGTAAAGATAATAATGGTAATAAAGTGAGAATTTTTAGAGATATTTCTTCCGGAAAAACTGATGTAAAAAAGCTTTACACGATGATTCAGGGGTTTGCCTTAGCATATGCCTCTAGGGGATTGTCTAAGGAAAAGGCCCCCAAAGAAATCAAGCAGCTTAGAGTATTGAGTTGTTTTGGGAATGAATCTTCTGGCGGCGAATTGCCTCCATGTCAACATCTAAAGCCATCTTCAACTGAAGGTAAGTTTTATTGCGGTGGCTGTGGATGTGGAGACAAAAAGGCCACTTGGCTCAATGGAACTGCCGAGGAATATTCAAAATTAGATTTTCCTTTCTTGTCTTGCCCATTAGCCATGCCGGGATTCTCAAATTATAAGCAGAGCAATCCAGATGAAGCAAACGAGCCTATAACAAGAAAGTTCTATATTGAAAATATGGACTTTACAGATGTACAAGAGATTGAAGTTACACAACATGAATTTGACCCTGCCTCTTTAGGATTGTCAAAACAAGTAACTCAAGATGAACTAAAAAACATCTTTAAGAAAAAATCCGACTGAATCTAATGCAGCATACATAATAGTATGCCAGCATTAAATTCCAGAGAATCTTTAATAGATTACGCTTTTAGAGCTTTAGGATCACCTGTAATCGAAATAAATGTCGATATGCAGCAAGCCTATGACAGGCTTGACGATGCGCTCCAGTTCTTTGCCGAGAGGCATTTTGACGGGGTGGATCGTTGCTATTTTGATTATGTTGTCACTCAGCAAGACGTAGATCGTAAATATATCAATACGGATGCCTTTGGTCCCATGGTCGGGGCTGATGCGTCTGGCCGTCCAGATGGGCGAGATATATTATCAATAATTAGAATTTTTCCTTTCGGTACTCATAGCTCAAATAACTTTTTTGATATTCGCTACCAGCTAGCATTGAATGACTTCTTTGGTATTAATACCAATCTCAACACAAGTGGTGCTGCACCAGTAGCAACTTATGATATTGCAAAACGATATATCCGGTTAATCGAAATGATGTTTGATCCGGAAAGAGCTATTCGTTTCTCCAAGGTTACAAACAAGCTTCAAATTGAAACTGATTGGACAGAAATGAAGGCTGGAACCCATTTGGCTGTCGAAGCTTATGTTTTGTTAGACCCGGAAAGATACACGGAAATTTACAATGATATTCTTTTAAAGAAATATGTGACGGCTCTTATTAAGAGACAATGGGGAGCAAACCTCTCAAAGTTTGATGGTGTTCAGCTACCCGGAGGTATTGTAACAAGAGGATCTTCAATTTTTGCAGAAGCAATTCAAGAAGTTGCAATTCTAGAAGAACAAGTAAGATCTGCATACGAATATCCACCTGACTTCATGACAGGATAAAAATGGCTACTAATCCTTATTTTAGAGACAATTATTCTGGTGAGCAGAATGTAACCGAGTCCATCGTCATTGAAACGATTAAGATGATGGGCAAAAATTGTTTCTACATTCCCAGGGAATATAATAATATCTCTGTTCTTTATGGTGAAGATCCATTATCTTCCTTTACAAATAAAATTGAGATAGAAATGTATCCCGCTACAGTCAATGGCTTCGGTGGTGCAGGCGATCTTGCGTCGAGATTTGGAATTGAAGTTAAGGATGACGTAACTTTAGTAGTTTCTAAAAAACGATTCACTAAAGAAGTAACTGAAAGATTTGATACAATTACTCGCCCTAGAGAGGGTGATTTAATTTACTTTCCTTTATCCAAAATATTTTTTGAAATAAATTTTGTCGAACACGAAACGCCATTTTATCAACTAGGTAAACTTTATACCTTTACTTTATTCTGTGAAACCTTCGTCTTCTCACACGAAGAATTCAATACAGATTCTCCACTGGATTCTATTATGGATCGCTCAAAAGAAACCTATTCATTGTTTATCAATGAAGCTGGCGGTACTTTTATGAATGAATTTACTATCGGAGATAAGCTGTACCAGAACGGATTTACTTTTGGTTCATCTCCAAAGACAGCTGCTATTGTCAATTACAATAGTAGAGTCAAGCAGCTTACGCTATCTCCTATTAAGGGAACATTTGTGTCTGGAGATATTGTAGTATCCAATGAATTTGGAATTACCGCATCGATGACTGGTGCTACATCATCTAATGTTGTTACATATTTTAATACAGAAACTGACAATATTTCTGATATTGATAATCCGTTCGATATGCTTGTGCAAGATTATTACGCTGGAGTCACCCCAAGTTTGATTGACTATAGTGAAGATAATCCGTTTTCAGAGGGTATTTAAATGTCTGATATAACAAATAAAGAACAACTTAACAATTTTCTTGAAATAACTACTCCAAAAGCCCTTAAACAAGAATCGTCTATAGTAAAGAAAAATGTAGATGATGACTATGAATATGCTAGAGATAATATCAGAGAGATTTTAGAAAAGGGTAAGATGGCTTTAGATGGCATTCTTCAGGTTGCTCAGGACGGAGACTCCCCCAGAGCATATGAAGTCGCTACAAACATGCTCAAAGCTCTCTCAGAGATTAATAAAGACTTGATGGATGTTCATGTAAAGGTCAAAGATAGCGAAAAAACCACAATTAAACAAACAAATAATGCTATTTTTGTTGGCTCTACTTTAGATCTACAAGACATGATAAATAAGGAAAGAAGCTCAAAGAAAGCGATAATACAGGATAACAATGTTTGATTCATTTTATAACGATTGCATTAAAAAGAACACGATAGCATTTGCTTCGTTATTTAATAATATTTACGTCAACCGAGAAGATACAGACGATTCTAAAAAAATCAAAGTTCCTTTCGTTTATGGCGGCAAAGAAAAATATGTAAGTCGCCTTCAGAACCCATCAAGCATTTCTGATAAAGACAAGCTTCAAATAACTCTCCCTATGATGAGTTTTGATATGTCAAATCTGCAATATGACACGCAGAGACATAGAAATAAACTTGAGTTCAATAAACTTTTTTATCAAGAAGAAGGAGAAACAAAAACCAAAATTAAAATTGGTGAATATCCCTGTTTGATGCAATTTAACCTTGCAATTTACACTCGTAATATTGAAGAAAATTTTCAAATTATTGAACAAATTGCTCCTTATTTCACCCCCGAATATATTCTTACTTTAGATTTCGATAAAACTCTGACTAGAGGCATTGATGTTCCGATTAATCTAGTTGCATCAAAGATTGGAAATGACTACGAGGGCGGATTCGGAAATCGTAGAGCTGTAGTAAGTACCTTACAGTTTGTAATGCGTACTTATTTGTTTGGCCCAGAGCGTGAAGCCACACCAATTCTTACAACTGATTTCAACCTTAACACTCAAGATAGCTTTCTACAGTTTATTACAGACGTTCAAGTAAATGATGATTTGTATCTTGATAATCAGTCAATAACTGTAACATGGAGACAGGGCGGAATATTCCCCAGAAATCCAACTATAGTAATTACAAATCTTACAAACTACATTCAAGAAATAGTCTACGATCCAGAAACTTTTGATGTCGGTGATGGTACTAATAGTGTCACATTTGCAATTCCAGCATCTGCTCCTTTATTACAAGACCTTTATGTAAGAGTATTTTTAGGTACAGTATCGGATAATTCGCCAGCGTTTGAAGTTAGATCTGCTGCTCAAAATATTTCATTGTTACAGTTGGCTAATTTTTCTGGGACAACTTTTAGTGATTTAATGTCCTCCAACCACTATTTCTTTACTCAAAGCGGTGTTACACAATTTCCAAGAGGTAACAATCTTGTCTTGGCTTATAATTATGGCTCATATAATGATCTTAATATTAAAACGCCCGGATTGCTTGAATATTATCGTGCATTTGGCTTAACATTTAGAGCAAATACAATTGACAATCCACAAATTCCATTTGGTAGCGTTATACACAACGGTATGTGGGCTGGTATAAGTTATGATCAGAATAGAGTTTTGCCTTGTTTGTCGATTTACATGAGACCCGGAGCCAATGTAAATTTATATGCAAACCAAGCTGACGGGGTGTTTGGTACAACCCAAGGATCATTAGCAAATAGAAGAACAAGTGAAGATATGTTCCAAGCAACATATGGTTCTCAATCTTACTATATTAATGGATTTTGGGGGTGGAATGGAACTACGAGTATTATGAGTATTGGATCATATATAACAGCTGGCATCACAATAGAGAGTGGTTTTAGTGGATATATTTATGACAAAAATAATCAAAGTAGATATCCCGACACCGGAAAATATTCAACTGGTGTGACTCATTCTCAAGCAACCCCATCAATAAGAACATTATTTGATCCAACATTTACTCAAAAGTTATATCCATATCGTGGGGCAACAGGCCTAAGAGCTTGGCAAATTACTGCCTTTGGTAGTAACAATCCAGCTAATCTACTTTTTGATTCAAATGTAATTTCTAGTTCTACTCTACCGATTTTTACCGCCAATCCCAATTTGTCCGGTTCTGATTTTAATTATCTTGATAACAATGATAAGATGAGACTCGGAACATATATGGACTGTTATAGAATAGCCCATAATGGAAACACATATTTGATTCCATCTCCATTTACTGCAAATCTTGTTACAGATATGCTTGGGTTTACTGCATATAAATCGACTGGATTTACAGGCAGAGAAGAATTTGCTGGTAAATTTGGAACTACCTATGTGGGAGGATGGAATAAATTATTCAATTTTGTTTATGCTGGAAAAAATATAAATGGTGTTACGTTTACCCCACCTACTCCATGTGTAGATATTATTTTTAATGATCACGAACTTAGATGGGGACTGGGTTTGGGTGCTGATGCCATGATGGTATGGAGATTCATGCTTTTGGTTGATGGGTTGACAACTGCTTGGATTAATAGAGTCAAACAAGATGAATTCTGGCCAAATCTTGAGGCCAAATATGCAGAATATCCCG